TTTGATAATTCGCCATTCATTGTTTTTTCGGTTACAAAGTCGCAAAGCTTTTTGCCTTTATCAGTAATTTCAAGTCTTTGCATGTGGTTCAATTTTTTGAATTGGTGAAAGCGGGTAGTTATAACTCAGTTTAAGAATCCTCGTGTATTTCATCGTTTACTTCAATATTTAGTTTTTCATATTCTAATAAATATTTTGTACTCATTTTATCTAATTTTTTAGATACTTTAACTGTTTCCCTTTTATACACTTTATCAAAATTTTCATCTTGAAAAGAAAATCCTTCTTCTCCGTGACTTCTTATGAATTCAGAAGCATTTGATAATGCGTGAAATTTTGCTAATAATGTTGTTGCCTTTGCTATACTCATGTTGTTAAAAATAAAACCGAAGTTATAACAGCAATTTGGTGCAATTGCTGTATTTTGTTTATATTAATTTCTAAGTTCGTTTTTCTTAATATGTTTTCATAAGTCGCAACTGACACCAAGTTGCGATACGTTAGCAGTAATTATTTAGAAACCGAAAACGGAAGCCAAATTTTTGCTAATTTGTCTAAATGAGGTTGAAGTAACTTTTGTATATTTTCAAAATCACTTTCAGAAACACTTTCAATAAAATGCGGTGCGTAAATTCCTTTTCTTTGATGAATAATAAAAATTTCCATATAAAGATTTTCGTCATCATCTTTTTTAATATCCCATCTATAAATTAAATTCATATCAATATCTGCATCTTGATATTCATCATAAAAATCTTGAAACGTATTCCATTTTTGCCCTGCATCGTTTGAATAATAATTGCTATCTGATGCGTAATAATCGTGGTCTAATAATAAGTCGTTAAATTTCATATTTTGAGTATTATAACTACTGCTAACAACGGTTATACAATAGTTGGGTTAATTGTTTAATTTAAAGTCTGTTTTGTACTTTTAAAATCTGTGATTAATCGAAAGTTAAGGAGTACTAACCCCAACCATCGTATAGCCGTCAAACGTACGTTAGTATTATTTTACACTATTTTAATTTTAAATAACAAGATTTGCACCTATAATATTTGTATTTATGATTATAAACAAATCTATGTTTACAAAAAAGTTGTTTTAAAAATTTTATGAATTTCATTAATCAAATAAATTAAGTTGAACTTCTATTTTAGTTGTTGTGATAAAGCAATCAGAATAATAGTTGTACCCTTTTTTTCCACATTTTATACACTTAAAATTTTTTTGAAAGTAATATGGATCATTCAAATCTGAACTATTATATCTTTGACATGAATCAGAACCGCATTTAAGACATTTGAATTTTATTTCAACATTAGTATTATCATATTTTTTGTACTTTGCTAGAAATGGATTCCATGATTTTATTTCACCTTTTACTTTCATAGTTAATCAAATAATGTTTTTTCTGTATTTACCCAATTTTCATAATCAAAAACATAATAGTTAATGATTTGTAATGTATTGTAATAGGTTAATTCTTTTTCAAAATCAGGTAATTTAGTTTTTAACTCATGTAAAAAACCTTTTAACTGCTCTTTGTTTAAATTTTGAATCCTAGATATAAAAATTGAATATGTTTTACGCATTTCAATTAAGTATTCTTTATTAATTGCTGATGTTGTATATTTTAAACCTAAATCTTTTTTAAAGCTTTCGAATTGCTCCAGGATAAAAATATACATGTTATAAGCTATCAAAGAAACATCTTCATTTTCGAAATTTTTATAGTTGTTTTCTAGCATTTTTTTTTGATAATCATTTTTTGTCATGGTAATTAATTTTAATTTATATAATCAATTTTTAATTGAAAACTTCCTGAATAACCTTTTGTTCTACATAAATCAATAAAGCTTTCAGGTGTTTTTGCTTGTAGCTTTTGATCATCATTAATCAATTTGTCAACATTTTTGTAATAGAAAACCAAAAATCTTTTGAAAGAGTTCCGGAAGTAGTAATTGATAAATTCATCGATTTCAATATCAGTGATATTTCTATCCACTATAATTTCCCAATTATTTTCAACACCAGTTTTTCTCATTTGTGTTGGAATCAAATCAAACACAACTGCAATCTGCATTTTTTTAGAACTTACTTTTTTGTAAAATCCATAAGAAACTTTATAGTTCTTTTTTTTTATATAGGACCGAAGGAACTTTATTTCTAAATCAGTATATTCATCTGACTTATTCCATAGATCGGTGTATTTTTGATAATCATTTTTTGTCATGGTAATTAATTTTTAAATTTTTAAAATTATCCGTGTTTAGCTTTCAAGAACTCATCAAACAAACTTACTTGTGCAGCATCACCGCTTTTTTGTTCTTTCAGTTTTGAACGATCACTAAAACTAAAGCCAAAATGTTTTGAAAGTCGGTCGATATCTTTAATCATTTTTTCACGAATGGTAACATAACCTGAAACATTGGTTGCACCACCTTTGAATGTTTGAATCAAACCGCCGTGAAATCCTTTTTTTCTGATTTCTTTTTCAGCCTGGATGTAGTAATCTACTGAAGTAGCCAATGTGTGAAGGTGCAAAAGGTCGGGTTTTGTTAATTTTTGTGAATCAATTAGTTGTTCACCAAAATATTTATACCAATACTTTTGATCCACAGTAAGCTGCATTTTTTCTAATGGAGCCGGAAGCTTTTTTAAAATTTCGTAAAGGTTTTCATTTACCTTTACCACTTCACCATCACCTTTTACGATTTTTAAATTACTTTTCATAACTAATTCATTTTAATTTATTTACACCCCCCTACCTAAAAAACTACTTCGAGTAAAATTCTGACTAAACAGCGATGTAGGCGGATTCACTACTCAAACATTTTAACCCCATACCCCCTAACTTCGACTTTCTGTTGCAGATTTTATATTATGACAACGTTCACACAATGCTTGAAGGTTCTCTTCATCTAACCTTTCACCACCACGGTTGATAGGTAGTATGTGGTCGGCTACTGTTGCTTTGGTTACTTCATCATTCGCTTCACAATGTTTACACAACGGATTCTTATCTAAGAATAACTTTCTTAACTTACGCCACGCCCAACTGTTATAGAAGTCTGCATTGCTGTTATCACGTTCAAACGGCTTGCGGTCCACTACCCAACTACGCTTCACTGCTTTAGGTTTGTTTGCCATAACTAATCTTCTTCTAACCAATCAGGCAAATCTGAATGTGTATTAATATTATCAAAAGCTTCAGTAGGATTTCCCATTGGTATCGCTTGTACTACATCGGATTCATATTGAATATGATTCTCGCTTTCATCTTGCGGATCTACAAACTTTGTCTTATCACCAATCCATTTCAAGTTTGTAACACCAACAGAACCACCACGGTATTTAGCGAATATCAATTCAGTATTACCACCATCAGCTACCATATCTTCAAACTCCGGACTTCCTTCTATTTCAATCTTGTAGTATTCAGGTCGGTATATAAATTGAATGATGTCTGCATCTTGCTCTATTGCTCCTGATTCACGCAAATCAGATAACAATGGTCTTTTACTTGAACCACGTGTTTCTACTGCTCTACTCAATTGCGATAAGGCAATCACCGGAATATCTAATTCCTTTGCTAACATCTTCAATCTTCTACTTATAGATGATATTTCTTGTTCTCTATTACCTTTGATTGTACTGTTTGTCATTAGCTGTAGGTAATCGATAACCAATAACTTAATATCAAACACACGTTTCCAATAGCGCGCTTTTAATACAATGATGTTTATATCAGTTTCAGAAGCATCATCGATAAGTAAATTATATTCAGACATTCTACCCTGGTGATTCGCATACGATTCGAAATACTTTTGTTTATCGAATCCGGTTTTAATCAATTGTGAAAGATGAAAGTTTGTATCAATTGCTACAGCACGTGCTGTTAATTGAAGTGCCGACATTTCCAAAGAAATAAATCCTACAGGATTTCCCATCTTCACATTCTCGATAGCAGTTTTAAGAATCAAAGAAGTTTTTCCCATTCCAGGGCGTGCTGCTAAGATGATTAATTCTTGCGGTTGATAACCACCGGTGTATTTGTTTACACGTTTGAATCCGGTATGCACACCGATTAGTTTATCGTTTTCTGTTTGGTTTGAAAGGAATTCAATCTTCTTTGAAAGTTCCTGAAGATTTTCTTTAAATAACTTTGCTTTTCTTCCATTGATACCAATGTTAGAAATTACATCAAACTGATGTTGAAGCTTTGCCATCAAATCAAAAATATCAGTAGAATCGCTATAAGCTAAAGCAGTTGTATTATGATTGAATTTAATTATTTCCCTTGCAATATATTTCTGTAAAAGAATTCTACACCAATACTCCATGTGCGCAGAAGAAGAAATCTTTTGTGTTAATTGAATTAAATAATAATCACCGCCAGCTAATTCTAATTTACCAAAACGCTTTAATCTTTGTGATACCGTAAGTAAATCAACTGGTTCACCTTCATTAAACAATGATTGAATAGCTTCGAAAATGAATTTGTTTTGCTCTCTGTAAAAACAATCACCATTAGGTAACACCATCATCATTTCATCAATACCTTTCTTATCGATAATTGCAGCACCCAAAACTGATTCTTCAATATCAATTGCAGAAGGTGGAATCATGCCTTTAGGCATTTCAATTATCATTGTTTTATTTACTTGAATTGGTTCCATGATTAAAATCTATTTGCCATGTAGGCTGGTTCGTTAGTTTGTTTTTGATGTAAGTCGATTACTTTTGATTCATTGTAATCATTCCAATTATTTGCAAATCTTCTCATTCTAGCTTCGATAACATTTACATCAAATGGTTTTTGTTCTTCAATGTACACACATTCAAAATTTGAAACGAATCTTTGAAAATCTTTGATTTTCGATATTAATTTCATCATTTCAATTTCAAATCTTTCAGGAGCAGTTTTTAAGAAATAATCAAAACAAGAATTTTCTGAAAAAACAATTTTTTGTAAAACATCTGGTTTTATTATTTGTGTTTTATTATCTGTTCCTATATATGAAGTGTGGTTTTTCACAGTTCGATTTGTGTTATTTCCCAATTCGATGTGTGGTTTTTCACTATTCGATGTGTGTTTTTGCACACATGTGTTTTTATTGGGGTTAAGAAGGTTTTCATAGTATAACACTAATTCATCTGATAAAGAATACCATGTTGTTTTATCCCATGTATTTTCATTAAAATTACCAGTCAATAACGCACCACTTTCTACTAAATTTTTTACAATTTTTCTTACTTGCTCATAAGTCCAAAAAGGAAATAATTTAATAAAAGCTTTCTTTGTGTTGTATGTCCAAAATCTATCTTCATAATAATGCTTATTATTAGCTTTATTATGGTTTATCCAATAGAAAATATTATGTATGAATACAGATTCATTCATGCCATATTTTTCAGCTAAAACACTATCAAATTGAAAGATCATAACTTATCTTTTACTTAGTGATAAATAACTCAATTTCACTTTTTCTACATCGATAATTTTACCAGCAATATCACTCATTGATTTTGCTTGCTCTAAATCTTTTTTTGTAGGATTTCCTGATTGAATTTTATTAAACATAGCCATCAATCCATCAGATAGATTTACACATGCTTTAGGCACATATACTTCAGCTACTAATTCCTTTTTTTGATGAATAGGATTGATAGTATTAATAACTTCTTTTCTACCGACAAAAGTTACTTTTTGCATGAATACTTTAACATCTGAATGATGCACTACAAATGTTCTTGTATCAGTTTCAATTTTGAATTTATCACCTACTAATGCCACTTCAACACCTAAATGTCTTTTCTTTTTCAAATGTGGTGCTTCCTGGTATATGAATTCAAAGCCTTCAAAATCGTCTTTTAATTTTTCTAACTGTTGTTGCATGTTTTCTTTAATTTTTGGTTTAACTTAATTTGATTGCGTTTTGCTTCAATTAATTCTGAAGCATTATTTTTAAAAAATTCAACTTCTTTTGGATCCTTAACACCTAAAAATCTTTTTACTACTGAAGTATCACAAAATGTATTTTCTATTAAATTTTCTCCCTTAGAAGCTATAAACAGATTTTCAATAACAATGTTTTCTTTATTTCCATCTTTAAACTTAATCATCATTCTTTTTGGAACTGGTCCGTTGTGTTGCTCCCAAAGCGATCGATGTTTTAATTCAAAGTTTTTAACCCTTTTTTCGCCATATTCATCACGAACTTTTACTTCAATATATCCATCACGTGTTTTACGTTCCCAACCAATAGGTTTCCAATTTTGCGGAATATTACGTTTTGGAAATTGTGTTTTTCTTGAACGTTCCTGACTTGCTTCAGGCATAAATTCCGACCATTTTTTACCTTTGTTATGTGATTTTTGACCTTTTGAAAATCTACTTTTTACACCATGGATTCTCAAAGTTTCTGCAAACATTTCTTGTTGCTCTTTAATAAATTCAGGTGAACGTTCTATTCCTAAGTCTTTTGCTTTTTTCCAACAGTAAGCACCTTTCCTACCAATAATCTCACCTACTTCTTCTGTTGGTGTATTTGGCCATAAATCTCTAAGCAACTGCAATTCTTTTGCATTCCATTTTCGAGGCATATCCAATAATTTTAGTTACTTCAGTAATTTTATTTCTAGTAGTTGCATCAATCAAAAACATCATTTCAATTTCATCTACAACCGTTGGAACGTAATAAGTATTCATTGAATACGCTACTGCAATGTTTCTTTTATCAAATTCAAGCAACTTGTTTAAGATGAAAACCACTACTTTTTTGTATGGTGTATCTTTCACCCCAATAACTTCAGATAATTTACAATTGAATACTTGCATTACAGCTAATTCAACTTCTTTTGCTTTGGTTTCGTTGTAAGTAGTGGCTTTCATAGCTTATTTTTTATACAATTCAATAGCTTCTTCTTTTGTGGTCACTATATTAACCAACATAGTAGTAGTACAAGATTGAAAACCACTAGGCTCTTGACATACAGTTACTGTTTTTGTTAAATGTGGTAAATGCTCACCATTTGGTGTAATTAAAAAATGCTTACCATCTTTTACATATACACTGCAAAAACTTTTATTAAATTTTTTATGCATAATTTCTATTTATTTAGTTAATATCTTTTACCACATTGATTACATTTGAAAGGCTTTTCCGGATGTCCTTCATCACATACTAAATAATTATCACAATCGTGATAGTTTTCCATAGAAATACAATAGGTTTCAATTGCAGATTTCAAATCTTTTACCATCCAAAACAAAAACACAATTGCAGTAAAAATCAAAGACAATAAAACACCCATAATAACACTCCAAACTAACATGATTTCAATTTTTTACACGTTGCACATTTACTAATTGTATCACACACATATTCTTCATTACACAATTCACTAGGTTTACATTTTGGATAGGTTCTACCAACACGGCTATTAGTACCGTTATATTTTGCAGCTGCATTAGATGCAGATTTTGGAAATTTTAAAACTTTACTAGACATATCCTAAACGTGTTAATGCAGCTGTTAAAATGATAATTTGATTGTGTTTGTTTCTTGCTACTTCAGTAGGTAAAAAAGTGCCGTTTTGAATCCAGCGTTCTAAAGAAGTGCGGGTTTTTACTGGAAGCAATTCTAATTGCAATATTTCACCAAGCGTTAAAGTAGATCTACGCAATAAATCTTTACGTTTTTGATGAATGTCTGTTTTTGCCATTTGCTCCAATTGCGATTTTGAAACAATAACTAAACCTCTTTTTTCAAGGTATTTAGCAAAATCCGATGCTTTAATTACAGCTTCCATTATTCTGATTTTAAACGATCAAAAACATCAGTTAATTTTTCACATATATCTTCATCAACAATTCTAAAGTGCCAAAAATCCCATAAGCGACCTTCAGGCATTTCAGGATAATAATTTGATACAATAGCAAACAATGCATCAAAACTTTTAAAACCTTTATCAAAGAATTTTTTCAAAACTTGTGAAGATTTAAATGCGGTATCAATTCTTTTAATCGTCTTAATATCTCGCTGTTTCATTTTCGATAATTCATCTAATGGCATAACTTTTGTATATTTGTATTATAAATTATGTGAATAATTACTATACAAATATAGTAAGTTATACTATACAAAAAACAAAAGTATAGTAATTTTTATAAATTTTAACATTTTAAAAAAGATAAATAACTGATTATGTACAACTTAAGTAAAATTGAGAAATTAAATTTTGTATTGGAAAAATGCAAAGAATTGAGTATTTCAGCTTATGAAATTGCTAAAAACACAGATTTAACTGAAGCAGGAATCATAAGAATACTTAACGGAACGTCAAAAAATCCACACGAAAACACCTTAAATTCAATTATTTTGTTTTTAGAGAAAAAAGTTTTGGGTAAAAATATTGGTGAAAATCTTCACATAATAGAAGAAGAAAAAGAAGAATATAATAAATCAAACAGAACAGAAGATTATATTAAATGTTTAGAAGAAAGAAACAATTTAAATATTAAAATTACCAAACTAAAACTTCTTTTAGCTAAACATAATATAGATTTTGAAAGTATTTTAAATGAAAAATAATTATATTTGAAGATAAATTACTTTACAAATGAAATACCTATTATTATTAATTTGCAGCATTTCTTTTGCTCAAACGGAAAACATATCCATAAAACACAATACTATTTATTTTACTGAAAAAATAAGTACTGATTCTACCTATATATCAAAACTTACTGATCACCCAAAAATTCAATTAAACGGTAATAAAGGATTTTTCAAAAACGCGGAATGTAAATGCCCTGGAACATCTTTTTTTATATCAGAAGAAATGAATTTTGATTTTACAATCAAAGAAAATTCAGTAGAAATTTATAATATTCGCTTCAAAAACTCAATACAAGTTAACCTTGGTGGCGCTTCAACAAGTTCAAGCGAAAATTCATTAGAATATTACGCTATAAAAAACGATGGAACATTGCGCCAAAACGGAACATTCAAAAAGAATTACGAATGTTTGTCTAATTTTTTCAAAAGCGTTTTTAATCTATAATATCCATTAACGCTTTATCTCTCATTTCGGCTGGAAACTTATCTTTGTAGTAATTATCTACATCATCCCTTTCATGGCCCATCAATTCGCGCAAAATATCAGCATCAATCATTTTGTTTTTTCCAATGGTTGCGAATGTATGTCGTGCTACTTTTACACCTAAATTACCACCCATAGGCATCACTTCAATACCTAAAGCAGTTTGAATAGCTTTCAAATTCTTAGCGTAACGCGATCTAAATGTTTCATATCCTTTCACATCCTTGCGGAACTCAAAAACATATTTAGTGCTATTTTTGTATTTTTTCAAAATGGCGGCGGCTTTTGGATGAATGTATAAATCAATCAGTTTTCCGGTATTCGTTTTTCCACGTTCAAAAAATAAGCGATTATTAACGATTTGCTTTTTTTCTAGGTAATAAATATCAATCAAATCAGCACCCGCAAAATAGAATTGCAGCAAAAAGAAATCCACCGCTTCAGTTTTCATTTTTGGACCAGTCCAGGATTCTAATTTTTCAATTGATTCTTTAGAAATATGTTTCTTTTTTGAATTATAGGATTTAATTTTCATTCCGGCAAAAACACCCGCAAACGGCTTTTTATTTTCAAAGCCATACTTTATACTAGCTTTGTTGTAAAGCGAGCGCAACGTACTCAAATAACCGTGAATTGTAGGTTTTGAATTGCCTTTGTTAATCAAATATTGTTTAAAATCAGTCAATACATTGTAATTTATTTCAGATGCGGGCAAATCTTCAATAAAAACTTCAAACTGATTCAATACATTTTGATATACTTTCAAATTTCCAGCAGTTTTATTTCGGTACACAATGTTATTATGTTTTTCAAAAACTGCAATTTGTTCTTTCAGCTGCTCAAATAATTGGGCGCAAAACTTTTTAAAAGAAGGTTCTTTGTAATTGGATTCAAAAAGTAAGTAAAATGCTTTGGCCACATCATCCACACCAGATAAAACAATTTTGCGTGCTGCAATTTTATAATCATTCAAAAGCGGAAACAAAATATTAAAATCAGGATGTTTTGCAGAAATAGTTTTATGATCTTCTAAAAAATGTGCTATTTTTGAAAATCCAATTGTTTTTTGTTTTCGCACACCTTTGTGCGATATTTCAAAAACCATTGGAAACCCTTCAGGAGTTTCTTTTTTAGCTTTAAGAAGTTTTAATTCAATTTTCATTTGTTATCCGATTTAATCCGCAATATTTCCGCAAAAATGTTTTGAAAAGTGGTAAAATGTAGCGGTAAAAGTAATAATAAAAAAGATACGAAAACAAAAAAACCCACTAATAGTGGGTTTTAAAGTGTGATCGCGCCAGGATTCGAACCTGGGACCTACTCATTAGAAGATATATTTTAAAATCTTCATTAAAGCTTATTATATATGGATTAACACAAATTATTTAAAAAATAAATCCGCAATTTTTCCGCAGAATTACCTACTTATTTTAAAAATTGATAAATCATAACCTATAAAAATTCGATTTTCGGAATCATAACCGACACGTAAAATGTTTCCTTTTGCGTTTTGAAAACCTAAACTTCCATTGAATAATGGTTTATCAAAAGTTAGCGAGTTTCCTAATCCACCACCAACTAACATTCTAAACTTGACTTGCTTTTGTGGTACGTCGATTTTCTTTTCTTTAATGGTGTATGTTGGTGCAATTTCTTTTACTTCATTTCCGCCAATGATACCATTGATTGTAAGCTTCAGATTTTCATCTTCGAAGTTCGATTCAAAGTTTTTTAGTTCCGTAGCCAAACGATATAATTCTGCTTGTTTAATAGAATCACCCCACATAAATTCAGTTTGCATGTTGTCGATTTCTTCCTGGTATGCTTGTAGTCTATCGTGCATTTCTAAAATGTCTTTGGATAGCTTTTTTTCATTGGTGCGGTCCTTATACCATTTTTCAACTTCAATTGGTTTATGCTTCACAATAGTGTCAGCAGGAAGCGTTTTTGTAAGTGCTGGAATAGTTACAGTTGTTCCAGGAACCGAAGCACCACAACCTCTAAAAAATAAGCATAAGAAAAACAGAATCCAACCTAAGTAAAGGATTCCGTTTTTTATTTTGGTATTGTGTAAGTTGATTTGCATTTCTACGATTTTAGTATTTTATAATACATTTTCACTTTTTCGCTGGCATCTTCCAAACCAATAGAACCACCGTTTACTGCTTTTCTAACTTTACGAATGGAAGCATCTGTAACTGTTGAACACATATTCCAAAGCTTATTGCTTTCAAAATAAAATACTGCCGATTCTATAACATATTTTGTAGCAACTTGATTTGGATCAGCAACTAAATTGATTCCTAAGAAATCACCTAATAATCGATAATTGTTTTTACCGGTAGTTTGCAAAGCACCACGACCTCTAAATTTCCAACCATCATTTAAGGTGTCGTTTCCCATTCTGCCACCATAAACAACATTTGCAATCTTTTGCGGTTTTCTTGCCGCTTCGTTTGCTTCTGCTAATGTTTTAAAATACTTTGGAAAAGTTTGCAACAAACCACGAGAACTGTAATTTAAGTTTTCTTCAAAACGAATAAACCCTCCTGTTTCGTGGTGCGTGTTTCCCACAAAATGTGCTACTGCTTCATTTGTAGGAATTCGAAAAACTTCTTTCATTTTAAGCAAGGTTTTTTTACCAATGATTCCATCATCTAAAAGTCCGTTTGCTTTTTGCCAATTTTTAATGAAATCGCTCATTCTACTTATTTTTATTATTATCTAAAAATTTTCTCCAATAATAAGCTACTGTTGTTCCTATAACCATAGCAACTGTAGTTATAACAATTTTCTGCATCATGTCACTAACAAAGGTAGAAGCTAGCGCGCCTGTTATCATTGCGAATAGTTCTATTTTATGACTCATTTTGTTTTCCATATTTCGAGTTAATATATTTTTCAACGCTTTCTAAAATTAATTTAGGAGCTAAAGAAAGTGTTACGGCAAAAAGAGTAACAATTCCTTCTTCAATTTTAAGTTCTAAAGTACCGTTCCAATACTTTGTTGCTTGCATTGTGATTAACGCAATTCCTGCTAACAGCAAGAACCATTGCGCAATATTTCTTCTTTGATTTAGGGACATAATTGTATTTTTAGGTTAATAATTTAATTGTTTATTTCTTTATTGTAAAATTTTTCTTGTTCGAAATCCCAATATGGGTTCTCTAGATCTTCCGTCCTTAAAGCGTCGATTAACATTTCGTTTTCTTGTGTTAAATCGTGAAATTGCGCGCGCAATTCTTTGCCTGTGTTTTTATCAATAACCGTTTTTAACATTGTTTTATATTTTATCTATTTGTTAATTGAAAACCTACTAATGTTTGCGTGTCTTGAATACCTGCGCTGTCAATACTTATATACAAATAATTTGTAACAGCATTGTTAAAAGGGACGTTCAATTGCGCCGTTGACGGAATCGAATCGACTATCGTATTTGATGTTCCAAGACCTCGCAAAATTCCACCACTTAAAAACCAAGTTCGCGACATATTTACATTTGTAGTCGATGACGGCGGGTTGTATTGCGCAATCAAATCGACTGCCAACGCGGGCATAGTTGGCGACGTTGATAATTTAACCCTAATTGTATAACCATTGACTATACCTACTTTTTGAACCAATAAAGTCGGCATTTTCAACATATCATTTTCAGAAAAGGTATACGGCGGTATTTCAAGTCTTAAAACTTCAACTTCTTGAAGTGATCCTGTATAAGTTACGGGCGTGCTTAATATAAAATTAAATTTCCCATTATCTAAATCACTTATATTAGCTTTCAAATTTAAAGCCGATTGCGTAGCTGTTGAAATAGGTTTATTTAAATCGGAAGTGTTATCAACATTTCCTAAACCAATACCAGCTTTTGTAAAATTTGAACTTTCTAATTTCAAATTTAAAGCCGATTGCGTAGCTGTTGAAATAGGTTTATTTAAATCGGAAGTATTATCAACATTTCCTAAACCAATACCAGCTTTTGTAAAATTTGAACTTTCTAATTTCAAATTTAAAGCCGATTGCGTAGCTGTTGAAATAGGCTTATTTAAATCGGAAGTGTTATCAACATTTCCTAAACCTATGTTTGTTTTATCTAACAGAACTATTCCTGTTTGTCCGTTTACACTATCAACTGCACCAATACTTCCTGAACTTTGCGATATGTTGACTTCAATAACGTTAGGAGTAACATTTATAGCAACTTCTTCAGATACTTCCGCAACATTAATATTAATTACATCACTCATCTTGTTACATCATTAGTTATTATAAATTTTCCATCAACATAGGTCTTTACCAAACCATCATAATCAAACTCAATATCATAGATATAATTAAAAGCAGCTATATCAATAATTTGTTGATTTATTTTAAATAAGCCATTTACAGCATCGGTAATAGTTATACCAGCATTAGCAACAGAAGTCAAAGACAATGCAACCAATCCACCATACTCTTTGCGTAATTGCATACGAATAACACCGCCTGTAAAATCTAAAGGTGTATAATTTATTTTTACTTCAAAGTTGACAGCTTCAAAAGTGTCGCCTTTTTTATGTTTAAAATCTAAAGCCATTTTTTATAATTCAGAAATTAATAAATCATATTTTTCTCTAATCGCTACTCTTTGATTGATAATTTCAAGCGGAATATCTATTCCTGTATCCATTTTTCTAATCACATACCAATCTGTTGTTGATAATTCTTCAAATTGCATTGCTTTTAATTTTTCAATTTCAATTTGTTTTTTCTGTTCTATTTCTTCTGTTGTAGCAGCTTCAAAAACTTCATTTGTTATTGGATTATATTTTGGCTTAACAAAATCAATAGTTTGTTCAACAAATACTGCATTTTCAGGCTGTTGCCCTTCTTCAAAAAATTGAGCGTTTGTAATCTCAAAATTTTCATTGTATAAGTGGTATAATGTTTTCATAATTTAAGGTCTAATTCTTGAAAGTTCCCAAAACGATACATAAGACTGGTCTGTTGAAAGTTCGTTTACTATTCTAATTTGAAGTGGTTGAGCTATTGACCAATTTATATTTTTATTAATATTATTCACACCACCTACATTTTGATTTACATCAGAAGTATTAGTATTAACATTCAAACCAATACCCTGTGTAATACTAGAACTTTTAATAGTAAAATCTTTTTTTATTTGAGAATATGTATATCCTGTTCCTGAGTTAAAAATCCCAAAGGCACCTTCTATTCCAGAACCAATAAAATGTGAATGTTGTGTTTGTCCTGTTGATACTAGTTTAAATATCCTACATGTGAAAATTATTCTATCACCTGCAGTAAATGTATTTGCAGGAATTGTGTATGTTTCAATTATTGTTGGCGAAGTTGTTCCTGTAACTATTGAACTATTATTGAAATTTGACGCAATTACTTTATAACCACTTTCAGATTCATTTTGCCAACTCTTAAAAATTAGTTCACTAGTAGTGGAACCATATTTTAACCAAACTTTTTCACCTGCTGGAATTGTTAGGTTTTGTTCATCTGTAAAGAAAAATTTAGAAGAAGCTGTTCCTGGTCCATCATGCAGTAAAGTAAACGGTGTGGTGCCTGTATTTTCAATGAATAAATCTTTTCCATCATAAGGTGTTTCTGCATCGGGATTACCTGTAATTAAAGACAATCCAAAACCATCAATTGATATTAAACTAGCATTAGAAAAAGCATAACGACTGTTCCCTTCAGGGCGTAATTGAATGACTGCATTTGTGCCTGATAAATCAGGATCACCATAACCTAATGCTTCGGATTTCTTTTTAAAGGCACTTCCAATTATTGGTTCCGTAGGTGTTAAAACTACACCATCTGTAACTTCATAAAAAGTTACCAAAATAGTATTGGAAGGCAAAGAAGGTGCCACCGGATTAGAAGTACTTTCTACACCAGCCACTCTAACAAAAGTATTACTTTGATTTGCTACTACTAAATCAATTCGTGTTTTTCCGGTAGATGCAAAAGGAATACTAACCACCACACTTGAAGCATTAGTGTATGTATTATTCAATATTTTCCAAACCCAACCCGAAGCGATTGTTAAATTTTGACCAACTAATGTAAAACCAGTTTGAGTTACTAAAACATTGCCATTTCCACCAATTAAATTTTCAAGATATTGAAAGTTACCATCTACTTCATTAGATGTTAACTTAGATCCTTTGGTACTTCTATAAACTATACTCATATTTCAATAGTTTGATTTTGATAATTAAACTGAATATTATATTTTTCTGTTACCACACTAGAAGGCTGATAAAAAGAAACTTGATAAGGTACTAATTGTGTTTTTACCGAAAATAATGCACCGGTAATAGACAAATCCAATTCGATTCCAACTGCTAACAAAGCAGCTCTATCAGTAGAAGAAATAGTTCCATTATATGGCAAATCAATTGTAGTACGAACCGGACCACTTAACCCAGGTGTCATAAAAACAGCTTGTAACAATTGATTTGTTGGAATACTTGACATTTTTCCTGAAGTATCTCTTTCATCCCTGATATAAGATGTAGTTAAATTGAATTCTTTATCAATTGCATTGTAATTTACCACCCACATCATAGCATTTTCTTCATGAATAAAAGAAGCTGCATCTACAAAACGTTTTAAAGCCAAAATATAATCGATAGTCATATCTTCAAACTGAGTAGGCAAAACCGCACTCAATAATTCAGGTACATCCGCTAAAACATATCTTCTTTCAACTTCTAATAAAATAGTATCAGTACCCGCTAAAAGCGCATCTATTTTATCCTGGTTTAAAGGTTCGTATAAAACTATTTTTCCAATTGGTTTAATTGCCATTTCTTTTCTTTTTTAATCACAATAATCATCTTCACAATAATCAGCAAAACAATATATTCGATATACTACAGTAGTAATGTACTGCGGCACTTTTACAAAAATTACATGTATGGTATTGTTAATCGACATAATCTGAAACTATTTGGTGTAAATTTTCTAACAACAAAACTTCACTTCTTCCTTTGGTAAAATCAATAGTAATTCTAGTCGGAATAAATTTTTTAATATCACGCCATAAAAAACGCCCAATTTCTCTAGGAAATAAACAACCTATTGCACTGCCTTCTACTTTTACTAATGCTTCAGGTTGCACATCATGGTACATTTTAGCCATCGCTATACCATATCGAATATTTTCTGTTTGTCCGAAACGTTTCCAGCTTTCACGCCATTCGTTATCTTCGGTTTCATATGCAATTATATATTGTTCAGATTCACCAACTGATAAGTTTAAAAAATCAGTTATATTAACTCCAATTCCTGAAGGATGATCTAGTAATTGTGAATTGATTTGTAAAAAATAACTACCACCGAAAGCCGCAGTTAAACTCCAAGCTTCAGTAGAACCGCTAGCCAAATCATTCATTAAAATATCATTACCATCAAACGTTACATAAAACAATTCAGGATTAGCAGCAATAGCTACAAAGGATTCATAACTAATAAAATAATGATAAAACCAAGGTTGCAATGGAAATAGATTTTCATACGATAAAACAGCTACCACACCATAACCACCAGCCGTGCCATAAATAGGCCGTCTAAAACGCCATTGTTTTTCTGTTAAATCAGCAATTGAATCACCATGAAATATTGAAACACTTGTTGTGTTAGAAAAATCAATATTTCTAGTAAATAAATCTTCCCATGTTTTTAATTCAGTTATTTTAACTGATAAGCTTTTAACCACATAACTATAAAACCAAGGTTGCGTATAATCAGCAGATAAAGGCGCATGTAGTTTAAAATCAAAAAAACCATTTTGAGGATAAGTCAAATCTTTTAATTCTAAATCACCAGAAACAGTTTCGGGTTTAGAAGTATAATAATCACCTACTGTAATTAAACTGTTATAATCTGAAGAAACAGTAACTTTTTTACAAGTTAAACGATTGTTTTTTTCATCTGATTCAGGCAACTTAGAAGAAACTATTATATTAGATCCACATAATAAATCATATTTATAAGACCTTGAAAACTCTTTTTCATCAATTGAGTTTATTACCGGAACACCAGCACTTGTATATCTTGATATTGATTCTAAATTAATTTTATAATCAATAGATCTATCAATATATTCATCTGAAATTTTTAAATATTTACGCTTTAAAATTGAAAAATAATTATTAACATAATCTGTTTCATTTTCAGCCTTTGCAGGACTTGTTCCGTAATTTAAAATTTTTATGACTTCTAGATGCAATGGTTTTACAAAACCTTCAACAAAAGAAAGTCCTAAATATGACGTTAAAATATAACGTAATTTAGATTCTCTATTAATTGAACTAAAATTTAACAAACCATTTGTTTTCCAAAAAGAAAACATATCTTTTGGCGCAGCAAACAAAATAGAATTACCTGTTGTATTATCTTGAATGGCATAATCAGGAATTAAATTTCCATCTTCATCACAATTCCAATCTATTTCAACTGTTTTCCATGGTGAAACTATTGATACGGTTGGTGTTTTAAAAAATACCAAATCCATAACGTTTTTAGTTAGTGTTTCTGAAGAAATATATACACCATTTGTTGTATAATTATATACAAATTGGCTTTCTTGATGCTTACGATTGATTCCTTCAATAAACCATATATTACCTTGACCATACAAAGTACATCCTAAACTATTTAATAATAATTCAAGGATTTCATAAGCGTTTTTTCGTTTAGGCATTACTTCACCCACTAAGAAAAGCACTTCAATTTCACCATCTAAATACGTTGCACCATTTACTGCAATTTCATCCCAACGGTAATCCGTTAAAGCCGATTCTATTGCTGGAGCAAACACGATGTTTTTATCTAATTTTGTAAAACGTAAACATTCTGCAATTAATTTAATTACAGATGTTTCTTGTTTGTAGTAGCTATTTGGCAAGTAATTACCTTTTAGTAATCCAATACCATCAGTAGCCGTTAAATCGACAAAAATAACGCCGTTATCGTATGGCTCCGAATAGAAATCAGGAAGAAGAAAACCTTCAAATAATAAGTTATTATCTTGATCCTCTACCGTTACTAAATAACGTTTTTCATTTCCTGTATATAAGTGAAAGAATTTACCATCGGTTTTATCGTTCACCATAAGGTTAAACTGAAATTCCGAAGCCATAATAGGCTGGTATTTATCATCCGCACCATTATAGATAAGTTTTGGAGCGCCTACAGCTGTAAACTCTTCAATTAAGTTACGATCATTCTCGAACTTATCTATAATTTTTACTATGATATTGGTAATATTCATTATCGTTTTCTACTATTTTTATTTACGGCACGTTCGATAACCAATTCTAAGTCAGAACCAGCTAATCTAAAACCGCCTTCTAAATTTATATTTGTTGCAGCACCCGCGCTATTCATCATACCCCAAAGGTTGCTTTGTTGTTTTTGGTTTAAGATTAATTCCCCTGAATTCACACGTGCTAAAATCTTATCACCATATAAAGAAGTTCCAGGAACCACACCACCATTAGCGAAGGCAGGAGCACCACCTCCACTAGCTATATTGGATAAAGCAGATTTTGCTAACGTTCCTAAAGCAACTAAAGCAATACCCGCTGCAATTGCCACAACCGGATTTAATGAAGTAAGTGCTTTTTTAATTCCTCCTACAGAAATACCAATTCCAATTGCTAATTTTCCCACCTGGATTGCCATATCTGCTAAAGATGTTATCATCAAAGTCCAAACAGATTGTATTGATAAACCACCCGCAATAGATTGACCAAGCATTTCACCAAATCCCATAGCAAAATTTTGACCAACACTTTGCATAATAGAAGCAATACCTTCATTAAATGCAGTAGCATTTTCTAACATTGCAGTCTGATCTGCATTAATACTTAAAGTTGCATTTGAACTTATTTCTTGCGCAGCCGCCCAACTATCTAACCATGCTTTTGTATCTAATGGCTCTAATTTCATAGCACCTATATTAATAGGCTCTATATCTTTTAAAGCAATGGCATCTATTTTCTTTTGAAATTCATCAATTTTATTTTGAAGCTTGAAATAACTTTCCGCCGTTGTAACATTTTCCTTTTGAAGTTTTTGAAGTTTAGAAATTTCATTTTCGTAAAAAGCAATAGTTCCAGCTTTAGGAAGTTTTTCGGCAGCAGAAGCAACTGTATCAATTGATTTTGCAGCCACAATATTAGAATCTGAAAACTTATCATTTTCACCAATAAAAGAAATTAATTGTTTTTGAAGTTTTGTAAGTTCAGTATATTCTGTTCCTAAATTTTCAGCCATTGTTTGCGCAGTCCTAGCCGCCATAGCACCAGAACTTCCATAAGACAAAACAGCGTTAGTTAAATTTTGCCATACCGAAGGTTTAACAGCATCTAATTGTCCTAATTGTAAATCCAATAATTTCTTTTGAACATCTACAAGTTTTTCTTGCGCCGCCATTACTTTTGCTTTTGTAAGTAAAGCGACATTATATTTATCTACAGCATCAGTTGCTGCTTTTGTATTTATTGTTTCTAAAGTAAGATTACCAAGATATTCAGGCGAAATTGCGTTTAAGTTTGCAATTGCTTTTTTTCTTTCTTCTTTACTTATTTTTTCATTTTTAGCAATTGCTAGGTTTTTTTCTAATTCTGCCTTTTCTTTTGCAATAGATTGCGATGCAGTATTATTCATTTTAGCATACTCTTCAGTAGCGTTTGTTAATTCAGAAAAACGAGAAGTAGCAATAATTCCAACCGAAACAATAGCACCCAAAGCCACCGCTATAGCACCAAACGGATTAGCCGCCATAGTAGCAGTCAAAGAAGTAAAAGAGGCTTTTATAGCTGTAAAACCAGCTACCACAACCGGAACTAACTGCATTAAACCACCGATACCTAATAATAAAGGACCAATAGCCGCTGCTAATCCAGCAACTACTACAATTACTTTTTGTGTTTCAGGTGATAAGTTTTTAAACCATTGCGCTAATTCTTGTAAAGAATCAATCATTGGCGATAAGAATTCTAAAATAATAGTTCCTATAGAATCACCAAAAGAAGCAACCGTATCTTGCAAAGAAGATAATCTACCTTTAAAGGTTTCAGATTGTCTATCCATTGCACCTGCAAAATTTACATTCCCGATGCTTAATAAATAATCTTGAATTTCCTGAGAATTTTTGCCAACTGTTTGTGTTACGCCCTGGAACGTAAAAGAAACTTTATCCCCTTCAGATTTCGCTTTGATTCCAAATTCTTTTAAACGCTCAAATTCACCTGTAGAAGCATCAGCCACCGCTTCAATCATTTGGTCTAGGCTCTTCCCCATTGCACTAGCCGTATTACCGTAAGATGTTAATGCTTCTTCAGATGGATCTAATCCTAAATTTTTAAGTTTAATGAATGCGTTTAAAACTTCTTCTACCTGATATGGTGAAGTAGTAGCAAATTGCTCTATACTTTTGAATGCGCTATCAGCAGCGGCTTGATTTCCTTGAAAAGAAGAAAGTAATGAAGTACGTAAAGTTTCAAAATCGGCAGCGGTTTTAACTGCTAATCCACCTAAACCAAGTATAGGAGCAGTTAACCCAACCGTTAAGCCTTGACCTACCTTAGCAAAATTATCACCAAGTTTAGCAATATCACGCGTAGCAGTTTGCATTTGCGTGCTAAATTGCTTTAAATCAGCGCTAAACTTAATGTTAATACTTGCTAAACTTCCAGCCATTGCTTTACTTTTTTAGTATAGCTAAAGTACTTTTAGGTGTTTATTTTGTTGTGTAACTTTGTTCCGTTTTTAAATAAAAAAAAGCCTTTGCATTACACAAAGGCTTTCTCAAGATTAACCAAATTTAAAAAAGAACTAACATGTATTGTTTTTAGCTTTTGCTAAATCTATTTTTTTCCAAAACTCTTTTTGTTCTTGCAATTCCGTTTTTAGTTCTTCGGTTGTTTTTTTATTTACGAATTCGATGGTTTCTTTTTCCCAATCGAATGGCATAAAATCTGTTTCGGATGTTTTGTCTTTTAAATGTGGTAAAATTGCCGCATAGGCTATTTTTCGCATGATAATTAAACGTTCTTTAGATTCGGCTTCTTGCTTTCTTCTAAAACCATCTAAGGTGTTTACAAATTGTCGGTAGGTTAACGAATAGAAATAATCAATTTGCAATCCTATTTCGCCTAAAGCAATTGTTTCTAGTTCATCCCAGGTTACTTCTTTGCGCTCATTTTTGTCGGCGCTTTCTGCTTTCCCTGGTCGGCGTTTTGTTTTGGCATTGAAGCTACAATTCCTTCAATAATTTCTTTTAAAACTTCGGGATTAGAAAATACCGTTTCTAAAATAACATCTTTTACATGTAACATTGCAACTAAATCTTTACCACCATTAGTTGCAGCTGCAATAACAAGGTTTTCGATTAAATCCATAAATTCATACGGAATATCCTCTTTAATACCATCCAATACCGATAAACGTGCAATAGTTTGGTTCAAGGTTGTATCACCATACACTTCACCTAATTTTCTAAAAAAGCCCAGCCCGAATTTCAGGCTGTAGCTTTTATTATTTAATGTGATATTCATACTATACTGGAACTGTTCCTACTGTATAATCACCACTTCCTTTAAACGATGCATCACCCGTAGCAAAACCACTTGTAGGTGCTGTAAAGTTAATTGATTCAATATAGGCGTTTCCTGTAATAATAATATCACCAGTTGTTCCTGTAGTGAATGCGATTTCAACTTGCGTACCCGCTTTGTGTTTGTTTAATAAAGAAACAAAATCTTCTTGCGTAGATCCTACTGCTTTATCTGCTACTAACATATTAGTAGCCACACCCCAAGTATAATTTCCTGAAACTACTAAGTTACCATCGGTATCTTTAGTAGCAATTTCTTCTAAAGACATAGAAGAATTAAAAGAACATTCTGTAGCATGAAAGATGGTTTCATCATCCACTTTAATACGTAGGTTCTTGCCTTTATAAGCTTGTCCTGCTGCCATTTTTTATAATTTTATTAAGTTGATTACTCCTGCATAAGAGTTGTTTTCTTCTAAGTACTCTACTGTTGAAGATTCGTATTCAAAATTGTTTGAAGCTTTTATAATTTCAATCATCTGATCTGTAAATTGCAAAGCTTCATTGTATTGGTTTTCCTGGAACCAAAAAAACAAAGTAGCACGATATAAATCAGCATCTTTACTTTCGATTTCTCTACCTTCTAAACTATAGGTTGCAAAAGGAATAACTACATCTTCAGGTGCTATAATAGGATATAAACGCAATCCCATTGTAGCAGCAAATGTGCTATTTTGTGTAAAAAAACTGAATAGTATTTCTGAAAATTCAAACATTATTTACTTAATTTATCGATTCGTTTTTGTATGTAACGCGCTACTTTAGCTTCGGATTCTTGCGTTACTACCCCTTTTGTTTGTTCGTATGCGTTTTTCATGAAAGGATTTGCTCTAGTTCTACGAATTGCAGCACCATTGTTTGCACCCGCTTTTCGTTTTCGCTTATACCCTTTGTTGTACACATTAAAACCATATTCTACGAAATGACCATACCAACCATCCTGTTTGCCTTTTGCACGAGGTCCTACATATACTGTAGGGTTATCTTTTGCATTTCCTTTTCTACCTACAATAGTGCCGATAGATTTTTTTAAGTTACCAGGTTGGATGATGCGCCCACGTGCTACGTGTTTTTTCTTAGAAATAGGTGCCGATTGCCTTGCCGCTTTAACCGTGCTATTTGCCACTTGTTTAAGCAAACCGATAACTTCCCTTTTCTTATCCTTATCATTGCCTAATGCTTTGATTTTCATTTCCAATTCAGGAAACCCAGTTATTTCTACAAATGGTTTAGCCATTACACATACAATTTAACCATTAGTTGCAAATGCTTTTTTCTACCTAATTCTTTTACATGAATTACATCGAAAGTTTCATTTCCATCTTTAACCTTTAATGCGTTGCTTTTTGCTAAAATTTCAGCATTGTAACGAATTGCATAAGTGCGATTTACCAAATGGCGAATTTTACCTTCTGCATCTTCATTACCGGAAATCTCATTCATGTAGGCAAAAGGATTCGCAATTACTTCTTCAGTAGTTGTAACACTACCTGTAGAAGTAGGCACTTTCACTAACTCAATAACTTCAATTTTGCGGTCCATTTGCCCGATGAAAGGATTTTCCATGACTAGAATTTTTTATAAGTTCGAAGCAAAGACATTGCAGCAGTAGACATTACTTCTGCTCTATCTTCTCTACGTTCATACATATCAGCAACCATTAATAAAACAGCTTGCGAAATAGGTTTATCGATTGCAGTCATTCCTACCTTAATAGTAGCAGTTACTGCATCAAATCTATATTGAACTGTAGGCAAATCAGTTTTAAAACGCAAAGCAAAACGCTTACTGGTTTCAGCAGTTAGCGAATAATTTACCGCATCCATAGTAACTTCATCTTCTACACCTTGTTCAAAATATTTTACAGATGTAACTTCTTTCAAAGGAAATGCTTCAAACACCAACGGATTATCAAAACCAGTCATTTTGATGATCATATTTTTTTCAGTAATATGTCCGCCAATATAGTTTTCTGCTTGCGTTACTGCTGCATCAATATAATCCTGGATTAAATCATCTTCATCCATAAAATCAGCTTCCACTCGCAAATGCTTTTTAGCTTTTGCTAAGGTTACTACTGTTGTAGCAGTTCCGGGTGTTATTTGTACATCTGTTACCATTTCGATTACTTTTTAACTAATTCAACCGCTTTAGCTTCAACAAGTTCGTTTGCTTGTTTTTCTTCAATTTCAAAAACTTGACCAGCACTCCATGCTAATCCATAAGTTCCTGCTAGATTTACTAAAGCTTCTACTTTTACTTTTTTAGAAGAAGGTGCTTTTTCAGCACCTTCTTTATTTTTAGCATCTGCCATCTTAATTTAATTAAGCAGTTAACAATGCGTTTTTAGCAAATGCTTTAGGATTAGCAATTTGCATGTCAGCATGTGTATTTAACACTAAACGTACTGAATTAGATAAATCAGCAGAATAAGGATTAATTGACACATTGATTGCACCCCATTGACCAATAGTCATTTGCGAGAAATCACCATAAATTAATGGATAAACAGCAGTTCCTGAAGCATCTAAAACCGGAACTAAAGAAGAAGAAACCGCTTTAACACCATCAATTAAACCACCTTCATATAAGAAACGACCTGATCCAGCATCTTTAGTGATTTGTTTTAAAGCCGCTTTTAATTTAGGATGTAATAAATATCCTAAAGATTGCTCTGTAGCATTATCTTCTTCAATTAATGCTTGTAATTCCACAATTCTTGCCCAAGTAGAAGCACCTGATCCTGATTGAGTAGATACATTTACACCTGAAACAGATAATAAACCTGTAGGAGCAACACCACCCGCACCATTAATACATGCCGCATGTAATAATTGCGCAAAACCATTGCTTAAACCATTCATAATCATTGTTTCTACATCTAAAGATGATTGTAACAATAATTGGTTAGAAATATCAACCGCACCACCCGCACGTTTAGGCGCTAAAGTAGGACCAGCAAATGTTTTCTTTTGTGGTGTAATTGCAGCACCTTCTGCAAGGAATTCCATTGCAAAATCGTTACCTACTACTAAAGGAATATTTCCACCGGTTAAACCAGTTAAGAACGTTGCACCTAAATCTTCAAAAACCAAACGTGGTCTTAAAGGCTCCACCATTCTAGGCGCTTGATTTTGCACTAATGCACCACCATAAGAACCCGAATCTTGTGTTACTGTTTGTTGAGTAGCACGCAACATAGATAATGGTAAAGAGAATACCGTATCAGCAGGAGTTGAAACACCCGCATTTCTACTTTCTTCAATACCCATTTCATGGATTTCTTTTTCTAAACCTGTAAGTTTACCACCACCCATTGCTGGGTTAGCTTCTCTTAAAGCTTTACTGATTGAGAAACGCTTTTGCATGTTCTCTTTTTCTTTTTGCTCACCATCGTTACCAGGAACGAATGTTGCAGATGTAGCAGCTGCTCTAGCTTCCACAGCTTCCATTTCTAAGGCTCTATTGATTTGCGTGTCTAAAGCTTCCATGTCAGCTTTACGCGTATCAAATTCCCCATTTTCAGCATCGGTGAAATCTCTGTTTTCAGCCTTTGCCTTGTTAATTAACGCTAACTGCAATTCGTTTGCTGCATGGCGTTGTTGCTTTAAAGCATCACTTTTTTTCATTTTAACCGGATTTATTTATTATTCAACAATTCAAACTCTTTTTCTCTTAAATTTCTGTTGTGAAACGAAAGGTTTTCAGGTGTTACAACCTCAATACCTTTAATCATTTCCGCACGAATTTCTTCTAATGTTTGTGCTTCACGTTTTAAAGCATCAGGATTAGAACCAATAGGAACAATGGACCATTCTAACAATTCTTGTTCATCAAAATAAATCACATCTTTATCTTCCCCTAACTTTTCATCACCCCAATGACCACGTTTTGGATTTGCACCAATAGAAGCCATACGTAATGTTCCCGCTTGTACTTTTTTCCAAACCTTTTCAGCAATTGGATTTGTATCTGCATCTTCAAAACGAATTCTACCAATTAACTGATCACCATCTGTAAAAACAGAAGATGTTCCAATTAACATATCAGGATTGTCAGAATAAGAACGATGCGCATAAAAAACTACTGGATTAGCTTCATATCTTTTTAAATCCCACCCACTCATTTTAAATACCGTTCCATAGGTATCAATAGCTTCAGTAGAAATAACAAATTCCGCTTCGCGGTTTTTTATGTTTTCTTCGGATAAAGCACGAATAACGGCTTCACGAACTACTGCTTTATTTAATTCTAGTTTCATATTCATTATACTTTACTATTTTCAGGATTTTCATTTTGCTTTAACACTAAGGATAAAGCTTGCATGTTTACTGGTTGTAATATTTCATCTAATCCATCAATAGGATTCATTTCTTCTAAAGCACGTACTTCATTACGCGTCATAATACCCGCGTAAATCATTGCGGTGTAATAATTACGCTTTGATTCTAAATCACCACGCAACAATGCGTTTATGTTAATTTTGAAGTACTTATTCGAATCTTTTGCAAACGATTTTCTGTCGATTTCTTGTTCAATACGGATGGCCCACGGCATAATTGAATCTTGCGTGTGTTCGATTGATTGTTGATATACGTTTGCGTAGGTTCCTGAAGTGTAATCTTTTACTTTGTGTGGGTTGATATTTAACCAACGGCACACTTCTAAAACTCCATATTTGTTAGTTTCTAAAAATTGCGCTTCAGCTGGTGTAATTGTGATGGATTTATATTTGAATCCTTCATCTAACAAAGCGGTTTTGTATTTTGCGCCCGAAGTCATTTTAGCAGCAAAACCAGCTTCAATAGCTTTTTTGTTGTTTACTTCAACCGATTTATCAGTTTCTAAAACACCGTAACCAATTCCTTTGTCTTTATACACTTCTGATCCGTAGTTTTGCGCATCTAAAGAAATACCTAATTGCTTTGCAGCGTATTTAATTAAGGAAATACCACGCAAACCATCTAAAGAAAAATATTTCAAATGAAACATATCTTCAGAAGTAATTGTTTCACCTTTGAACGTGTAGAACATTTTTCCGCCTTGCTTGTACACTTTTACATCATCATAATCTAAGAAGATGTAACTTTCTTCTAAGCCACTTTGCTTATTTCGTACAATTCTAGCAAAACCATCCCCTTTAATAATTGCAGAAATAACGATAATTTTCCAAAAATCGAATGCAGTCATTAAATCGTTTGGCGCTGTATTTAAAAGGTAGTTTATTGGGTTTTCGGAATCTTTGTTACGTGAATTTCCATCTTTTACGTAAACAGATTTAGGAAGCTTCGCAATATCGTTACTGATTTGCTCTACTCCATTGTAAAAAGCCGAAATTGTAAGTGCGGTTTTAGGTGTAGCCATAGTACCGGAACCACCGCCACCAATAAACCCAGATAAATCAAAGATACCACCAAATCCACTACCTACTTGTGTTGTTTCTGCTGCTCTTTTTGTAGAAATTATATCACTTAAAACGCCCATAACTTAGCTTTTATATGTGCTAAATTATAGGCGTTTAGTGTTTTAAGTGTGTAACTTTGTTCCGTTTTTGTATTTACTCTTTAAAATACCATTCATCTTGGTGTTTTTCGAATTTTAAACGGTATTGACCTACTGCGATTGTAATTATGTTTACTGGATAGGATTTTGCTTCAGGCAATGATGTAATTGCCATTTTTAAGGTTTTGGCTTTTAAGTTTGGATTCATTTTATAGATTTAATTTTAATTGTTTTGATTCTCGCATTTTATCTAAGATTTTACCCATTTTTTTACACCATTTTAGTTTTGGCTTTGTAGATGGATGCGCAAGCCATTCTTCATAAGTAAATGGATAAACTAATGGTTTCATTATATAAAAATTTTAATAATAAACAATCCACTTACAGCACCACATCCAGCGCCTAAAGCATAAGTTAGTTTTTGATTCAAAGTTGAAATTGCTACCTTACTGACATTGAACGCCCATAGTAAGCTAATTAAGAAACTAACCAGGAACACGCCATAAATATATCCTTTTGCAATTAGCATTGTATTGATAGCTACTAATCCAACTTGAAAGAATGATTGAAGGAAGATTTTCATGATATTTCTTTATCGATTTTAAAACAGATTAATACTATAAGTACCATTAAAGCATACACTGCTATTTGTCGCACGATTCTTTGTTGGATGAATTGTAAATCCAATAGCAATGAAGCTGCAAAAATTAGCAGCATCATTACGATTAATATACTTACTGAAATTATATATTTTCTCATTTTTTTAGGTGTTTGTTTTTTACTTTTCTAAAACTGTCATACGATGAATACTTGTACTCACCAAAATATTCGAAATACAAATCATTGACAGCCTCAAAGCATTCGATTTCTGTTTTATGATTTTTTAATTGTTGGAAATAATATTCATAAAATCCGGTAACGGTTCCAATTTTACGAATGATTTCGTTTTCTTTTTTTAATTTTTCAATTAAGGCGGCTAAATGTTGTTCCTGTGCTGTCATATGTAAATGTCATCTGTTGGTTTACTATATTTTGAAACTTCTTCTTTAGGCGACATAGAACCACCTAAAGCCATTATGGTTGCGATAATTCCATCGACACGTTTGCCGTGTTTGTTAGAATTACCTTTGTGAATTTTAATGTTTTCGTTTGCATCGGAAATTACTATACAACCTGATAGCATCCATTCTAATATTGGATTTCCATCGTGCTTAAGTTTTCCTTCGAATACTAATTTTTCAAATGTTTTAGTTGGAAATGACATATTTGCAATTGACTGATTGAAGTAAGAAACTTCAACACCAGCTTCCATCAAATTAGTAACTACAGATGTTGCATTCCAGCGGTCTACTTCTAAACGAATGATGTTTAGTTTTGGAAATTGTTGTTGTATGGTATCTTCAACAATTGCATAATCTACTACTTCACCTGGTGTAGCAATTATGTAACCTGCATCGCGCCAATATCTGTAAGGAACTCTATCTTCTTTACTTCTACGTTCAATCGTATCTTCAGGGCAAAAGAATATCGGTTTTATGTAACGAATTTCATCTTCATCAGGTTCGGAAACTATTACAAATGCTGTTATATCTGTAGTGGTTGATAAATCGAGTGCTGCATAACTTCCGAACTTACTGAAATTACCTAACGGAAGAATATCTACTTTATTACGTTTCCAAATTTCGTTTGGTATCCAAATTTGCGGTGCATCTACCCACATGTTCAAATGCTTTGTTTTGAAGTTTGGAATCTTTGAAGGTTGGTTTTTAGCTTTGATAAATTCTTTTTGTAGATTATCAATATCTAATCCGTTTCCTAACAATGGATTAGCTTTTAACCAATTCTTTTCATCTTCCCAATCATCCTCTTCATCCAGGTCGTGAATCATAATCCAAAGGTGATGATCTATTTTTCTACCTTCTAAAACTTCGATAACAGAATCTTCATAATTTTTACAAACCGAACCAATGTTAGTTCCCGCTGTAGTGATGTGATACGTTATTGGCTGGCGGCGTTGTACCGATGATGATTCTAAATTTTCTTTTACACCATCATCTTTGTGCGCATGGTATTCATCGATAATTGCTACATGCGCATTAATTCCATCTTGCGTTTTAGAATCACCACCCAAAGGGCGCATTTTAGATTTTGTAGGATGAAAACCAACAATGCGCTGCATAGTATAGAATCCCATTTGTGCCAAAGCCTTGTTTGCTACTGGTGAATTAATGAATGAAGCTGCTTGTTCCCAACATATTTTTGCCTGATCTTCTTTTGTGGCCCCGATGTAGATTTCCGCTTCCATTTCCATATCAAAGGACATGCAGTATAAACCCAAACCCGCCATTTCTGCTGATTTTCCGTTTTTCTTTGCACGTTTATCGTAAATGGTATTGATACGGCGGTTTCCTTTGTCATCCTTCCAACCAAATAGATTATAAATAGTAAACGCCTGAAACGGTGCTAAAACGAATGGTTTACCTTGCATTTTTCCTTTTGTATGGTTTAAAAACGTAGGAAAAAAGTTTACGGCACGCATTCCGGCTTCATGGTCCAGGATAAAACCATCTTTTTCAACAGTTTCTAACCAACCATAGAAACGTTGCACGGCTTTTTTAATGCGGTTTCCGGTGATAATTTTACCACTTGAAACCGCTTTTGCGTACTGAAACGGAACGGATTGTAATTGTTTTCTGGTTGGTTTCATGGTTAATCGTTATCAATTATAAATCTTGTTTTGAAAATTTCAACTGTTTTTCTAAAATGTTTTGCGCCATTATAAGAAAGGTTGTTTTCCTTTGCATAGTCGGAAATTGTTTTTAAATTTAGAAAGGCCCCAGCAACTTCAATTAATTGCACTAAATCATTATTTGATAATTCGCCATTCATTGTTTTTTCGGTTACAAAGTCGCAAAGCTTTTTGCCTTTATCAGTAATTTCAAGTCTTTGCATGTGGTTCAATTTTTTGAATTGGTGAAAGCGGGTAGTTATA